GACAATCGCAGGCACTACGACTCTCCGCTATGTTCGTAAATGTTACGACGTAGCTCCATCATCGGGGGCTGCATGGACGGCCGCCAAGCTAAACGCATTGCGTCTGAGATTTGGTTCTCCCGCCGCTGTTGACGCTAACCCAGACCAGTATCTTGATTGTGCTATGGTTGAAGCTGAATTCGCTGAAGTAGCAGCAGCACCTTATCCTAAGTCGTTGGTTAGAAGTCAAGCAGTTAAACGTGCTGCAACTTGGTAAAGGAGTCTTATGGCACGTTATAAAATCTACAATGCACCCTCTCCTACAACGGCAGCAATTGTACCAGTTACTACGGGTACAGCGCTTAAGACGCTGTTGCAGATACAGATTTCAGCTACACTTGGTGCCCATATAGTTGAGTGGGGTATTAGCTTTGATGCTGCCGCTATGGCAGCAAAAACTATTGTTGAATTATTAGAACAAGATGTAGCAGCTACTGTAACAGCACATGTTACTGCCGGTATTCATCGACTTGATGAAGCCGCTGTTCAAGGTGGTGATCCTGTAACCAACTTAGTACTTGTTGGTACAGCAAATACTGGTTATACAAGTAGCAATGAGAACTCACCTACTGTTTCACGAATGTTTGATGCTCAACTTATTGATCCAGCTGTAGGTTACGTACTTCAATTTCCATTAGGTGAACGTCCTTACATGAAGCCAGGAACGTTCTTTACTAAAGTACGTGTTGATGCTGTTGCTGCTGTTAACGCGCTTTGTTACGTAGTAATCGAGATTTAATATATGGCTCGCGCTGGTCGCTCATTTCCTAGCAGACGAAATGTCTATAGACATCGGCCATCAGTATTTGCTGGCCCATACACGGCTGCGGGTACTCCTACTCTATCACAACTAGTTGCAACTGGTACAGCTATTCATGCACAAATAGGTACTGGTACGTCTATTCTTCCTCAACTTACCGCTTTAGCTGTTGCTGTTCATAGGCAGAGTGCAACAGGTTCTGCTACTCTTAACCAATTGACAGCAACAGCTAGTGCAGTACATACTCAAACGGCTTCAGGAGCTTCGTTATTAAATCAATTAACTGCAAGCGGCGTTGCAGTACATACTATTATCGCTCCTTGGACAGTGTTGTCGCGTCATTTTACTAAAGATATAGCAAATTATTATTCTCTTGGTATCAATTCTCTAAATCCAATATTAAGTGGTGCTACACAAATAAGTATACATGCTTGGATTAATCTTCATTCATTTGATGCTATAGACGGTAATACTATATTCCAAGCTTGGATAGATGAAGCAGTCACAGGCATACGATTAAATATTAGTAGTCTAGGTAGAGTACAATTAGCTGGCAAAGCAGCATCTGCTGAAACTTTACGTTTACAATCTGGAATAGTTACTGTTACTCCTAAAGTTTGGCAGAGTGTTGGCGGTGTTTATGATTTTAATGGTGATACTCTTACACCCTATCTAAATGGTGCGGCTGATAATGGAGCAGCAGCTGCATTTACGACAATTACATATACTCCTAGTACTCCAACAGCTAGTGAAGATCAAATTGGTGGACGAGAGATACCTCCAGTTGCAACTAATCTACAGTTTAATGGTCTTATAGGTGTTGTATCAATATGGTATACTGATATAGGTGCTACTGCGTTTGCTGCACTTGCACGTGGTGCTCCGCCTGAACTCATTGTACCACAAGCTATAGTATTCAATATGTATCTCGGTGCTAATGGAGATGTTGATACTATAAGTAGTATTGCTGGTACAGTTACTAGTTCACTACCTACTGAACTAGGTACACCTATAGCGCAGCCATTGCCTCTACCTAAGTTAACTGCTAGTGGGGTTGCTGTGCAGCAACCAAGTGGTACTGCTGTAACCACGTTATCTCAGCTAACGGCATCAGGAGTTGCTACGCACGTACAAACTGCCACTGGTGCACCTTCTATAAGTCAGTTGACAGCATTAGCTAGTGCTGTGCATCAGCAAACTGCTAGCGGTACTCCTTTGATTAATCAACTTACCGCAAGTGGATCAGCCACAGTAGTAGCTGCACCTACTGCTACAGGTAATGTTACAATTAGTCAATTAACTGTACAGGGTAGTGCTATTCACTCGCAAACATCTAGTGGTACATCTACGCTAAATCAATTAACTGCTAGTGGAAATGCCCTTCAAACTCAAACTGCTACAGGCACTTCGACTATCTCACAGCTAACTTGTACGGGCAATGCAACACTACAACCGAGTGCTACGAGTGTTGTAATTCTTAATCAGTTGACTGCTAGTGGAGTGGTACTTCAAAGTTATACAGCTACAGGTCTATGTACTATAAGTCAATTGACTTGTACGGGTGCTGCTATACAAACTCAATCAGCTACGGGAGTCTGTACTCTTGATCAGTTGACTTGTTTAGGTGTTGTCACACATCCATTTACTTCGAGCGGCAACCCCATGCTATCGCAGTTGTCGGCAAACGCTCAGGCTGTGCTTTCACAAACTGCATCGGGAGCCGCTACACTATCACAATTAACATGTAATGCATCTGGTGCGGTAGGAGTGCTTTACTCGGCTAGTGGTCTGTGCACTTTAGATCAGTTGAACTGCACGGGCAGTGCTATACACGCACAGACCTCTATGGGGGCCGCGACACTAGACCAGCTAACCTGTATAGGTAGCGCTACTCACCCATTCACTAGTAGCGGTGCTATTACGCTCGAACAACTAACAGCTAATGGCACGGCTGTGCACGAGCAATCTGCTACTGGTGCTCCGCTACTTAACCAGTTAACTTGCAGTGGTTCAGCTACACTACAACCTAGTGCTAATGGTTTATGTACCATTAATCAGCTAACTTGTACAGCAACCGCTGTGCATGAACAAACTGCAAGTGGTGCAACTACACTCGATCAACTTACAGCAAGTGGTTCAGCAAGTGTTACCACGGGTGTAACTGCTGCTGGTATTTGCACGTTAATGCAGTTGACGTGTACGAGTACGGCTATACATCAACAAACTGCCAGCGGTAGCGTTACACTTGAGCAACTCTCAGCGAGCGGTGCGGCAACTCATCCGTTTACTAGTAGTGGCGCTACCGCATTACAAGCGCTAACCGCTGTGGGGCAAGCTATACAGTCGTACATCTCTACAGGTGCTTGCACACTTATGCAATTAACTTGTTCGGGCACGGCGTTGCACGTTATTACAACTAGTGGTGCTACAACTCTTGAGCAATTAACTTGCATTGGTAGCGCAACTCTCCAGCCAAGTGCAACGGGTGCACCTCTACTAGATCAACTAACTTGTACAGGTGTTGCTCTACATGCACAGAGTGCTACGGGTGTTTGTATATTAAACCAATTAACTTGCACAGGTAGTGCAACGTTACAGCCTAGTGCTATAGCCCTGTGTACCTTGGAGCAACTGACTTGTATCGGTGTTGCTATACATGCCCAAACAGCAACTGGTACAATCACACTTAACCAATTTACAGCTAGTGGTAGCGCAAATACTACGTTCGATGTTATTGCTGCTGGTACGTGTCTGTTAATGAAATTAACCGCTAGTGCCATAGCAATACAAACTCAAACTGCTACTGGCGCTGCTAGTATAAATCAGTTGACCTGTTTGGGTACTGCTGTGATGCATCCAACAAGTACTGGCATTGTAACAATCGAGCAATTGACTTGCAGTGGCAATGCGCTAGAAACCTATTCGGCTACTGGAAGCAATACGCTTGGTCAGTTAACTGCTATAGGTTCTGCTGTACAATCGCATAGCGCTACTGGTGTATGTACTCTCATGCAGTTGACGTGTGTTGGTAATGCACAAGTGCTTACCTTTGAGGGTACTGGTCTGTGCACCCTAAACCAATTGACTTGTAATGGCAGTGCTGTGCTTACGCAAACTGCCACAGGTGTTTGTACTATAAGTCAATTGACGTGTAACGGCACGTTTGTTATGCAACCTTCAGGTAGTGCTCTATGTGTTATAAATCAATTGACTTGCAACGGTATTGCATTACATCAACAGATTGCTAATGGAAATACTATACTCGATCAATTAACTGCACAAGGTAGTGCGGTTAATATATTTAGTGCTACTGGTAGTAGCACACTTCTTCAAGCTACAGCTTCTGGTAGTGCATTACTTCAAATAACTAGTACTGGTACAGCGAGTATAAGCCAATTAACGGCTAGTGGTGATGCTATTCATCCGTTTACTAGTAGCGGTGCTGCGGCTCTTGGTGCACTTGCAATAGTTAGTGCTTTAGGATTGACTATAGCTACCACAGCTATCCATCTATTAGGTAAACTTACCGATACTAAACATCTATCGGGTATAAACGATGATTCCAACGTAGGTAATGGTATGAATGATGATCTTGTGAATGGTAATGGCTTACATGATGATACACTAATAGGTAGTGGGATACTATAAATGGCCATAAGAGCTAATATTACTAGAGATGATATGTGGTTTCGTTTCGAACGGAAATTTTATGTTATTACGGTGACGGATGCTGCGGGTAATACAGTTAATCTTAATGCCAGTTTATTAACGTGGAAGATACGTAAAGAGAAGAATAGCAGTACAGTGTATTTAGCTCTTAATAGCAACGTCGGTGGAGGACTCTCTAAGAGTGGGCCTAATACTAATCTAGTAACTATTACTGTTAACCCCGGTGATTATACTAATTTACCTGCTGGCGTGCATTATCATGAACTCTGGGATGATACCAACGATGCTGAATTAAGTTTCGGTGACGTCTATATACATCCTTCAAGAGGCCCATAATGCCTTTAAAAATAGAAATTCAAGGTGATAAACAAGCACGTAATAATCTTGGACAATTTAGTCGTGCTCTAGGTGCAGAAGCCAACGATATAATTAGGGAAGTAGCTGAATATACTGTTCAGATAGCTAGACATGAAGCCCCTGAAGATTTAGGTGCTGGTAAGAGAAGTATACACGCTGAAGTACATGGATTACACGCAGAGGTTACTACTTCAAAAGCATATATGGTAGTACAAGAATATGGTAGAGCGCCAGGAGCTACACCACCAACAGTAGCTCATATAGCTGGTTGGGGAATACGTCATGGATTTGCAGAATCACAACTATATATGCTTGCACAATCTATTGGACGTAAAGGCTTCGCAGGAAAATTATTTATGTCTCAAGCTGCCGTTGCGGCCGACGTTTATCTTCGTGAAAGAATGAGACTGGCAGGTGCTAAGATTACTAAGTTTACATTTGGTAGGTTTTAGTGGGTATTAGAGATACTCTGGTATACTTGCAAGCTTTGCAAGAAACAATAGAAATTACTGAGCCACGTGCTATGAGAGTAATACGTGCATATCATACTATACCTGCTGAAGCAAGTGAATTGCCTGACACACCATGTTTTATTAATACATGGACTCTGCTTCCGTTAATACGAATGCCCGGACTGCTTGAAACTGAATACGACATTCATATGCAATTAGCTATACTTGATGCGGATCAATCATACGCAGCAGAAATAGCTGGTGCATTCATGGATGCTATTATTGCTAAGTTTAATACCAATTTGACGTTAGGTGGTACTATAAGTCACCACGATTTGACGGGAGGTTCGCCAACGCTCGTAAACATAACATGGGGTAAAACGTTTGTCGGGTTAGACTTGCATCTTCATGTTTATATAAAGGAGCCTATTAATTTTTCATGAGCACACCAGTGGTACGTAATTTTGTATGGAGTTGGAGATATTTCTTTGCACTTCTAGCAATTATATGCTTCGTATTAATTGGATTGAAAGTAGATGATGCGGAAGCATTAAAAGAAATAAATCTGTTGGGTTTTGGTTTAGCATTCTTTGTTGTTGCTGTAGTAGCTCCTTGAAAGGTGTCTTAAATGTGGGTATATAAAGGCAATGAGTTAGGTGTTGAAGGTATAATCGGTGTACCTAACCGTGATATGACCGACGAAGAGTTTGCAGAAGCTAGTGCAAAGATAAATGGTCAATTCCCTGATCAATTAGGATCGCTTGAGCGAAGCGGTTTATGGGAGCGTGTTACTGATCGTATATATGGTACGCAACAAAAAGCTGAAGCTGAGGCTGAAGAAACCGATACACAGGAAAAGACGCAGATAGATTCCTCTGGTCGTCGTCATGTAAATGCACAACCAAACGATGAGGAAAAGAAAGAAGTAGATAATGGTTAGTCCTGCGATAACTGACCTTAGAACATTTCAATGGGGTAAAGAATCGGCTGCTGCTGGTGTTAATCTAACAGTTGATACGTTACCCACAGCAGGTGATACTTTTACTATTGGTAACAAGGTATTTACTTTTGTTGCATCAGGAGCAGCTATTAGCGGACAAGTTAACGTTGGTGTTAACCTTGCTGCGGCACAAGCTAATATACTTGCCGCTATCAATGGTACTGATGGTTGGAATACGCCTCATACTCAAGTAACAGCTGCGGCATTTATTGCTAACGTAATGCGTATTACGGCACGACTCAGTGGTACTGATCCTAATGCATACGCTACTACTGAAACGTTTACTGCTGTTAGTAACGTATTTAGTGCTGTTACACTGCTTGGTGGTCTTAGTAAAGGTACGGCTGTACCTGCTACATCGAAAATACTTGTTGCAAACTGGGACGTTGAACCTATTGATAGTGTATATCATCCACCGTTGCTGCGTGGTTTGATTCAGCGGTGGAAGGGTGGAGAAGTTGTTATCGAACGTGGTGTCAGGTTTACTATTCCTGAAACACCTTTCTTCTATGAACAAGCACCTAATTGGTTATCACAGAGTGTTAATCGAAGTACTGGATTGCCAACAGGTGCAGGCCCGTATGTTTACACGTTTACTCGTGATCCCACTGGTAATCCTGACCTTGATACGTGGACATACGAACGACGTATTACTGATGGTGTAACACCTATTGATCAGGAAGCTGCGTATTGCTTATTGAGCAGTATTACGTGGCGTGGTCAACAGAACCAACCAGTGCTATTTACGGCTGAAGGTTTTGGTCGTCGTATACAGAGTAGTACTTTAACTGCGGCATTAACAGCACCAACTGCTGAAGCTGCACTAAGTAGTAGTAGTAGTGTTTATATTGATAGCTCGTGGGCAAACCTTGGTAACACTCAAATTGTTGGTCAGATACTTGGTTGGGAGATTGTGTGGAACACAGGCTATGCGCCTATATTCACTACCGATGGACGTGCAGATCTCGACTTTACAAGCGCTGTCATCAGCAGCGAGAACACACATCTCACTGTGCGAATCAGGATGCTTGTAAAGCCCAATAGTGGACAGTTTACTGTTGAACAAACTGCTGCTGAAGCTCAAACACTGAGAGCAGTGCGTATTCAGGCTGACGGTACTTCTGGTAGGCAATGCCAGTGGGATATGATCCTTAAGCATAATCTTGGTAGTCTGTTCAAGATAGGCGAATTCGAGGGTCAGGAAATGATCGAAATGGAACTGGTTGAAAGTACAGATGCAACTAACTTGTTTAGAGTTAAAGTAACAAATAACGTCTCTGCTATGGTTTAGCTTTTAGCTAGCTGTAGCAACCATGTTCATGGAGAGAGTGCTAAGGTGTTCGTATTGCCCCAGCACTCTTAGCACTCTCTCCTCAGAAAAGGGGCAATAAGATGATCGTTGGAAATACAATTGAATCGATAGAGATCCCCCACGAACCAGGTAACTTTATTGAGATTCGTCAGTTAAGTGGTTTAGAACTAGATGATGCACGTAACGTGCAAAGTATTAGTAGCCTGAAGCGACTTGGTGCTTTAGGCTCGGAAGTCATTGACATGATTCGTAGTGGGCCGTCTGATGAAGTAAAAACTACTGAACCAGACCCTAAAGAATTGTACGATAAAGCCTTTGTTATTAAGCACGCTGTACAAGGTTGGCATGGCCCAAACTATGACAACTTACCTTGTACAACTGAAAACAAATTGTTGCTTGACGAGACTACAGTCAACTGGATATTTGGTATTATCGTTGAGAAAAATACAATCCCTTTAGGAAACTCGCAGACATTAGAGCGGCACTCCTTGCTGACTTGATACTGCCCGAATTGTTTCCTGTTTATATGATGGTTCGAAGTGGCGTACATATGACACTCAATGAATATGCTCAGTTGCCTGCAAAACAGCGTACCTTGTTAATACTTTACAATGAAATAGAAGCCAGAAAATTGGCAGGTATAAAGTAACTTATGGCGACTGTTGCTGAGCTTCGTATACTTTTCACAGCTATATATGCAGCTAATCGTGCTGTTAATGCTATAGAGCGCGACATTAATCGTGCCGCAGCTACGGCTGACCGTGCTAGTCGTCAACAGGCTGCTGCTAATGCTCTCATAGGACGTAGTGAGAAAAACCTTGAAACTGTAACTGCACAAGTTCATAAAAATATTGAAGCTGTACGCAAGCGTGGTGTTCGTGAAACTGAAGCAGCTAGTAAAGCTGAACGTAGAGCCCTAGAAGAAGTAACTAAAGCTAAGAGAGCACGTGACCAAGTAAGTAATCAAATAAGTACAACTAAAACTGCTATCAGTGACGCAGCTGAACAAGCACGTATTGCTGGTGTAGAGAAGCTTAACGATGCACGAAAGAAACTTCGTGATACTGAATTAAGTGCCCAAAAAGCTGAGTCGGATGCAGCTTTAACAGCAGCAAGACGTAGACAAGCTGCTCTTGAAGCCGAAGCAACAGCACTAACTCGTAGAGATAAATTATTAGCTAACAGAAAAGTAGTTATTGCTGATCTAGCTAAAGTAGAAGCTACTGCTGATAGAGAATCATTAAAAGGTAAAGCAGACCTGCTACGGATGCAAACTCGTCTCGATAATATTGACCGTGATATTAACGATGCTAGAAAAACATATAATAATAGATCAGTTGATACAAGTAAAATCATCAATCGTGATGATGAAAATCTTAAGAATTTGCGTATTAAAAATGCTAGAGATGTATTAGATGCTAAACAAGCTCTAACTAATACTGAAATAGCTATTGATAAAAAGCGCATTAGTACTGCGGCACAAGGTCAAACACAAATAGAAGGTTTACAGAAGAAAGAGCTTACTCTCAGTAAACAGTTGGGTGATTCTCGACGCAACTATGCTACCGTATCAGCACAAGCTGATAATGTAACTAAGCAAAGTCATATGGAGTTAGTACGCTCCATACAAACTGGCAAAGGTCAAATAGAGAGTGCTCACAATGCTGCTGGTAAAGCAGCACAAACTATGGGTACAACTACCAGAGCCAGCTTTATGCAAGCAGCCCTTGCTAGTGGTGCAGTACGTACCGCTGCAACCGTTACTGGTGTAGCTATAGTTGGACTTGGTGCTGTAATAGGCAAGCTTGGATATGACTTCAACGCCTTTAAGGAAACTGCTACAGTAGCCTTTACTGGCGTACTTAAAAGCGCACCGCTTGCAACTAAATTCATGGAAGAGATATATGCATGGACTCGTAAGACAGCATTGGGCTTTGAAATTAGTGTTAATGCTGCACGAGAATTCGTTGCACGTGGCATGGACTTAAAAGATGTCATACCTAACTTGGAAATCATTGCTAATGCTGCGGCTTCAATGCCTCGACCCTTTGAGGATTCAGTACAACGTATTAGTTATGCTATAGGACAGATTGGTCAAAGCGCCAAACTAAATAGTCAGGACATACGACAGTTAACTGAAGTTGGTGTTGGTGCGTGGCAATATTTGACTGAAGCAACTGGTGCTAGTATTGACCAAATACAAGATGATGCCTTGAAGTTTGGTCTTACTGGTAAGCGTGCTGCTCAGATCATACTCGAAGGTATGAAAGGGCAGTTCGGTGGAATGCTTGAATTACAAGCACAAACTGCACGTGGACAACTTACTATAGCTCGCCGTAATATTCAAGAGATTGCAGGTGTATTCACTCAACCTATATTTGAAGAGTTTAAGAAATCTTTAATTGGACTTAACAAACTTATAGGTTCTGATGAATTTCGTACTAGTGTTAAAGGTTGGAGCGATGCTATAGTCGAAGCTGCCAATAATGGTAAATCGGCTGTACAGTTACTTATTGATGCTATAGAAGCAATGCCTACAACTAAACTAATTGAATTTGTTGTAAAGCAAACAGGTGTTAGTGGTAGTGATATTGCAACGGCTGGACTTGGTGGTGCTATTAGAGGGCTTCCAGTAATTGGCCCACTTATTGCTGCTAACCAAGCATATAATGCAACTAAAACTAATGCACCTAATTTAGAAGATCTTAATGAAGAGTTAGCAATACTTCAAAATCGTGCTTCACGACTTGCTAATACAGGTCGTGAAGATACTGAAATGTTTCGTAATCTTGAAAGAGATATGCAGGCTCTTCAAGGTGAGATTAGCGGCCTCAAGAGTGATATGGATTCCGCTGGTGGTAGTGCGAATCAACTGGGTGATATACTCGTAGTAACTTTGAATAAAGCTATGCAAGCAGCCCAACAAGAAGTTACTAAAAAGACGACTGAAATAACAGAGAATCAAAAAGCTCTTGATGATCTGTTCAAAGGCCCAACGCGCGAGATGATGCGGGCTGATATAGATATAACGCAATTGAAGCAAGCACAACGACCTGATCGTGCTGCTGCTGAAGTTAATTTGAGAAACCTAGATAGAGCAGCACAAGCCGCTGCGGATGCTATTGATGCGCAAACTGATGCTATTGATTCTCAGATACGAGTTATAGACGAACAAATTGATAGTTATCAGCGAGAAATTGCTGCAAGAGATCGCGCTGAGCAACGTGCTGAAATGGTTGCAGATATGCAAGTCAGTGCAGCACAAAAGGCAGTTGATGCTTTTGATGTTATGCAACGACAATTCGAATCTGCTAGTCTAGCAAAAAGTGTCAAACGTCTAGGTCAAGATTTAGAGTCTCTTCTAAAAGAGGGGAAACCGGGACTTAAAGATTTTATGCCCGATATGCCCGATCCTCCTAAGCCCAAGAAGATGACCAAGCGAGAAGAAGAAGCTTGGGATGCGGCGCAATGGGCCAAGAAGATGCGGGAATATAACGAAGATGTTGTAAAAGCCAAGAAAGATCACGCAAAGGCTGAATTTGATTATGTTCGTGAAATAGAAGATGCAAGGGAAGCATATGCTCAAGCACAACGTGATGTTGTAAAAGCTAATCTAGACGCTGCACTTAATGCTGAGAACGCAGCTAAAGAACAGAAAAAACAACAAGATGCTTTAACAAGATTTGATCGTGAAACTAATGAACAACTATATGTTCAAGGATTACAAGATCAACAGAGAGCACTTCAAACATCAAGAGAAGAAATTGAGCGTAGTGGTGTCGCACAACAAAAAGCATACGATGTAGCACGACAAGGTATAGAAGATCATGTTGCAAAGCTAGATGAAGATCTTAAAAAATTAGAAGATCATAAGATTGCTCTTGATGAAGCTAATACTATATTAAAGCTTCAAGCAGATATAGCTAATCCTTTAGTAAAGAGTCAAGAAGCTCTTAATACTGAAACTCAAGGTATAGTTGAGAAGTTTATAAAGCTTAACGTGGAACTTGAAAAAGCAACACAAACGTTGGCTTCTATTAACAAGCAACAAGCTGATAGAGCAAAACAAGATTTAGAACACCTTACATCTCCTGAACAACGTGCTGCGGGTGCACGCGCGTTCGGTGGGCCTGTACAGGCTCAACAAGCTTATTGGGTTGGTGAAAACGGTAAGCGAGAATTGTTCGTACCAGATAGTAACGGACATGTTTATCCTATAGGTGCAACAACTAATAACAACAAGCGTATGCTTAACCTTGCACCTATTACTATCAATGTTGCAGGTGGAGCACAAGGTATGCCACGTGATTATCTTGACATGTTGTATCAAGGATATTAGTGTATGGCCGCATACTTAAAGATTTCTCAATTTCGCGGTGTAAACATAAATGATAAATCACCCTATGAGTCTTTACTCATAGAGGGTGAGAGTATTGCTGCTGAAACGTTTAGAGCACAAACTATAGAAGCAGAAATATCAGGACAATTTCCTACATTTGTTAGAAGTCAGCCGGATGGTTTTAGATTTGTACTTGAAGTACGTATACATGATTTAACGCAAGCAAATGTTGATGGTATTAAACAGATATTTAGTCCGGAAGAACCTCCTGGCTATTTAACAGCCTATGATAATTATGGTGAAGGTAGTCCTGCACTGCGTAAACTTCTGTGTAATGTTGAAGGAGTTGTAGCAACTGATGAAATAATATTCAAGGTTGCTATACGTGCTAGTACTGGTTTGTGGGAAGCTGACTCTGATGCTACACCTGTAGTTACAAACATAACTGCAACTGGTCAAACCTTTGCAATAAGTAATCCTACAAGCGCACGAAACCGCCCTGTATTTACATTGAAGCCTACGACACTTATTAGTAATGCTGATGGTTGGACAAAGTTTCGACATATAGTAATTGCTAATAAATCAGAATTACCACTATACGATCATACAGGCGATGGTTATCCTATATTAATAGCGGACTTAAGTACTTATAGCATAACTCCATCGGCTGCTGTACGAGTAGTACATAATGGAGTTGATCTACCACGATATATTAGTGGTAATAAACTTTGGGTTAATCTTCAGTTTAGACCACGTAAAACATTTACACTAGCTGATAACATCACTAATAGTGCTACAGGTGTTATTGATGTTGATAATGTTGAAGGTCTAGCAGGTTGGCCTGCTAGTGGTTTCTTCATAATTGACAATGAATGTATACAATATAGTGAGCGTACTGCTACTACATTAACTATACCTACGGGGGGTCGTGGTGCCCTGGGTACTACAGCAGCTAGCCACACAGCAACTACAACTGCTTATTGGGTAGAACACAGTAACTTATATTTGATGTGGGATTACTCTGTTGCTCAACCAGCTAGTGAACCAGTGGATCGCCAACCAGTAATTAATTTAGCAAGCAGTACCAACGATAGTTGGGTATTTCCTGGGCCATTCTATAACGCTGCTGATCGCAGATCAGGTACATGGCGACGTGACTATAGCGAAGATAACGTGGCATCACAATACATAAGTAGCTATGAGGAAAGTGGCCGTATAGTATTTGAGAATACACCACCTAAAGCTGCTAAACTGCTAGCTAACAATGCTATACTTGAAGTACCCTGTGCACTCAGTATGATTGGTGCAAGTATGACACTAACTTTGAGTACTGTTAGTGCTACTCCAATACCTATTGAAGGTTATAGTTATAGACGTCGTGTTGTACGTACTGACTTCAACTGGACATTAGAATTTGCTGGTAGTGAAATACAATCAGTAGATTTAGGTGTACCGTTTCTAACATTTAATGTTCCAGGAAATATTGGTGTTACTGTAATAGATGAAGATGTTAGCATAGGACATGCAGTTTTTGAAGTACAAAACTTTGAAGCAGTACAAAACTCTAACGTAGAAACAGAATTAAGTAATACATTTCCTAATGCTTTAGGTACTGAAAACGAAAGCATGACTACACAACGTGTATTAACAGGTCGTAACATACAAGGTTATCTCGTACAAGAGGGAGACTTTGGTATGTTAAGTATATTACCTGTATATAGTAGAGTAGAAACTTCACGTACTAATACATCACATAATCAAGAAAAAGGTGTAATTAGTACTCAAGCTGCTATGAATTTCACGGTGTATGGAGTTGACCGTGATGGCTATGAAGGTATCTACGTAGTTGGTAGCATAGCAGCCATACCTATATTTAGGTTGCGACTTAATGTAGAGATACCTATTGGTGTTGACCTTGAAGGCGAAGAGTTTAACGAAGTACATGATGATATACGAGATGGCACAAATGCTGTAACTCGTATAGATGATATTACAGTAAACTTCGATACCAACCGTGTACCAAAGATAGTAATAGGTAGCCAACAAAACCTGTATTTTCTTAATGGACGTCTCACGAATAATACTACACTTGATTACATCGATATAGCCTTCCTTATGAAGTTAACAGAAGAGTTAGAAATCGATTGTGCTAATCATGTAGTAACTGATCTACTACGTAATGTAGAAGTACCATTTGCAATACTCCCAAGTAATCCCAAAGATTGGTTTTATAACAAGCCCGGCACTAATACATATAAATTCGATATGGTAGGTGTTGGTGCAGGAGCAGGTTTGATAGATATAACTGAAGTACATCGAAATAGGTGGCTATAATGGGGCTTATTACCTACGGCGCAAGCCTGCAAAACGAATTCAAAGCGTGGCCACCATTAATACAGATAGGTGCAGGCTTCGATCTTGTTACTCAGGCACAATGGTTTGCTGATGTTGCTACACCTACAACTAAAGCAACTGCTGTACCTGTTAGCGGTGAAGCAGGACTTGATGCTAAGTTTACTGAAGTAATAAAATGTGTAACAGATGCTGTTAATGAAGGTTGGAAACAGCGTTATACTTATGCAGATGAACCACGTGTTAAAAGTGGAGTAAAGCTCAGTACACTTATTTGGGTTGCTACTACTGCTGGTGGTTCTGGTATTACAGCAAAACTAGTTAATAGTGATGCTAGTGAAACTAGTTTCAGCGTTGTAGCAACTGATGGCGACTGGTCATTACTACTGATTGAAGATCATACTTGTGCTGGTACATATGTAGAGCTACAAGTAACAAAAGATGCCAGTGGTACTTTTTATGCCGGTGGGCCTATTACAGTAATGATAGGCGCTGATGCTATAGCTCTTAAACCACGTGCTCTTCAATTGAAGTGGAGAGATGCAGTTCAAGTTAAAGATTTAACAGGACTTGCTGATGAAGCAACATGGACAGATGTAGATTGTACTTCTGCTACTTCTGCTCTAGCAGTTAGTATTATAGCAGTAGGACGACTCGCTGAGAATACATCTACAGATGACTTTGCCCTTTACGTTCGTCGCAATGGCAGTAGTGAGGGTGCAAGTCTTGATCTTAATGCAATTGCGCGAGCAGGTGGTTCTACAACAACTATGCCTACTCACATTATTTTCAACGGTGCTTCAATACTGCTGGATGATCAACAGATATTTGAATATTTTCTAGATCGTTTAGCAGGTTCTGGTACTCTTCAAGCAGGCGGAATAGCAGTACGTGGTTACAGCGAGTGGGAATAGATGCCTGCTATATTTGATTCTAGTATATTTGACGGAACTACTTTTGATGTAGGTGAAGCTACTGCTATTGGTTCATCTTCATTAAATCAATTAGCTGCTAATGGAGTAGGACAAGCTGATTTTGTAGCAACTGGTACACCTAATATCAATCAACTCACTGCAAACGGAGTAGCTAGTGGTGGCAGTTACAATCTTAGTGGTGCTCCAACATTAAGTCAGTTAACTGTTAGTAGCAGTGGAATAGCACATTATCCTGCTACTGGTACTTCTAATTTAAGTCAATTGACTGCTAGTGCATCAGCTTTGATGGCTGCTAATGGTGCACAGGGCAACCCTAACTTATTGAAGTTAACTGTTAGTGCTATTGCTGTACTTGTACGTAGTGCTAGTGGTGCTCCAACACTAAGTCAGCTAACAGCACATGGAGTTGGTAGTCCTTATACTGCTGTAAGACGTAATATTGGTATTACCTTCTATACACCTGCAACGTATGGTGTATTTGTACATGAACCTTGGTGGCCTCATCCACGCATACGTGATTTGACACACAAGGCTATGAATATAAACCGTGACTATGAACGTATGGCTGCTGGTCATGCAACAATAGATTTACCTGCACTAGATGAAAACGACCACACGATACATCAAGGTAATATACTTACTATAGTAAGTAATGATCAACCGGCATGGGTAGGGCCAATATTTACGTTGAGTGACTCCATGAGAAGTGGAGTTACTAACTTACATGCCTTAGGTATAGCTAGTATTATGGGCAAGCGTATTGCTCCACAACACGAACGATATACTATGCCTGTAAGTAGTACGTTAGTATTTCGTTCACTCATTAGTAAGATGAATGCTCGTGGACATACAGGTATATTCCTGCCAGATCAACTTGAAGTTGGCCCTACAGTTGGAGCAGGTTTCTTTGTTGGCGGACAAACTATACTTCAAGCTTTAGAGAGTTTACACAACGAAACTAATTGGGAGTGGTGGCTCACTACTGAAGTTACACCAGCATACATACGGACTGTAATACATTGGGGCTACAAGCAAGGTCATGACCTCAGTGCACATGTGCATTTATGGCATGGTCAACATCTTGTTGATGTTGAGTTGACACACGATCTTAGTGAAGGCAAACAAGTCACTACTACATATGGTGGTTTTGGTCGTCCCATGTGGGAACGCAAGGCTATGACTCAGGTAGCCAACGTAGCTTTAGCTTACGACGTTGGTGGTATAGCTCAACAGTTAGCGCCAGAATTAGTAGTACGAGATATTATGGAGTTGCCTGCATCATTGAGAGACGAACGTGCACGTATTGATGTTACAACTGAAAGTGCTAATGCGTTAGCACGTGAAAGTGCCAAAGAACAAGACCGCCGACTTGCCCGTGAAACTTCAATTAAAGTAATTGCAGCAAACATAGATCGCTCAGCACTTGAAGTTGGTAACTACGTAACTATACATGCACCTATAGGTCATCATAGAGAGCTTAGTGGTGCTGTACGTATAGTTGGTGTGCAACCTGATGAAGAGTTAGGTCAAACAGAATTCATTGCTGAGGTACGTGTATAGTGCCTAAGAAATATATACCGTGGCTTCGTGAAAGTACTAGTAATAAAGTACAATCGGATCGTCTACAAGATATTCGTATAACTAATATTGAACGTGCAGAGGTTAAAGTATCTAATAAAACTGTTACTAGAATTATTGAAAAGCGCAGCAAACGTCCACCAAGTTACATACCTAGTAATAGTACACCACAAGCTACAACTAGTAGTCCCAGTATTGGATACTTCTTCTATCAAGCTGTTACAGGAGTCGGTTATAAGAAGAGTCTTGATCGTGGACAATCATGGGGCGATTTGGTACAAATTTCATCTAATTATTATGGTTGGTTAACTGTATGGGCAGATGCATGGAACCCTTCATATGCTGGAAATAAAATACATATTTTATGGACAGATGGTGATGATGTATCTACTTGGGGATTGCATTATGGACAACTTGATACTTCAAATGATGAGTTATTAATTGATACCAGACTTATAGCTCCTTCAAATCCTATAGATCCTCCATACGTTAGTGGAACTGGTGTATATTTTTCTGAATGGGGAACTGTAGTACGAGCTAACAGTGGTAGTATATACGCTACATGGAAAACAAATGATAGTTCAGGTAGCTATTTCTTTAAGTCAATAGACGAAGGTGAAACATGGGTTTCACTTCCTGGCCCTTGGGAAGATGATAACGGTGACATGATGCTGCTCTTTCCAAGTGACGAGGAAGATGATGATTTAATTGGTATTTATTGGGATCGTAGTGCTGGTGAAATAAGTCGTAAATTATACAATGGTAGTTGGGTTGAAACTAGTATAGCTCAACCCATACGTACTACAGACGATGACTATACACGAGACTTCGATGGTGCCCTACGTAGTGATGGTAAGATAATGTTAGCTGCATTCGATTGGCCCTTTACAGGAGGTGGCGATCCTAACCACGGGTCAGCTTATAGTGAACCTACAGACGTACGTAGTTTCATTATCGGTGCCACTAGTATAGAAGAGAAAACTCAAATCTATAGCAACGAGTGGGCAGCAATTGGGCCATACGATATTAATATTCGTTGTGAACCTAATGGTGACATATCAATAGCCACTCGTTATGACGATTTTTTCCCTGGTATTCCTTATAGTATTGCTCAACGTAAAATCTCTACTGATGATATGGAAACATGGGAACCTGCTGAAGATCTTCACAGTACAATTAACGACGGTTATACCGGATATATGGCCGGTGGTTATTTAAGTATGCGTAATGGTGTTTATTATCCTATGTGGGAACGTTTTGGTAATCCCGGCCCAGAAGATTATTTCTATGCATGGGATTCTATAAACGAAGTAGTAGTTGAAGTTGCCAACGATGTAGGTTGGCTAGACCAAAACTCTGTATGGACTATGGTGTGGACTTAAATAGGAGATAGAACTTTGGCTGAGCAACATATTAACGGTGGACTTCGACCAATACCTGATCCTTCGGTACTAACAACGCAACAACTCATGCGAGAAATTGAGTTGTTGAAAGAGTTACTACAGACGGATGATAATGCAACTCGATTACTTCTTGAGTCTAATGATCATGCAGTTAGAGATATACTTGAAACACGTCTCAATGCTATGGATAAAGCCATAGAATTATTACAACAAAAAGCTGATAAAGTACCTAGTGAAGTTGATCTTAAAACTACTAGCTTGAAAGATTTACTCTTTGAGAAATTTTCTACTGTTGATGCTCTATTTCGTGGTATAGAAACTCAGTTTGAAGAACGTGATACTCGTGTTAAAGAGAGTGCTGTTGCTACCAGTACAGCCGTTGCTGCCGCCTTACAAGCTGCTAAAGAAGCTGTAGGTGAGCAGAATAAAAGCTTCACTCTTAGTATTGATAAGTCAGAGGCTGCAACTACAAAACAAATTGATGCTATAACAACTAACCACCAAACAGAAATTCGTGCGTTGTATGCTCTTATTGGTGAGCTACAGAAACGACTCGATCGTCAAGAAGGTCAAGGTAGTGGTATAGCTAGTAGTTGGATGGTAGCTTTAGGTATTATTGGTATACTGTTACCTGTTACGGGTATAATATTAGCATTGATATTAAGGCAATAATGCCAAATGGTATTTGTCCTTTTGCTGTGCAAGTACAAGGTTTACAAGAGAATGTTTGTTGGGCTAGAGGATACGTTGATAGAGTAGGTTTCTGTGATCATACCGCAGGAGGATACTATGGCACACTAATTAGTGCAGCCTTTTGGAATGGTAGTGGAGTAAGTGCTCACTTTGCTATTGCTAAAGATGGACGTATAGCTCAACTGGTAAACATATTTGATACAGCGTTTGCACAGGGTAGGCTTGGGCCACAGGTGATATGGCCTCCTTATCAAAGTATGAATAGCCAAAATCCTAATGGTTACTTGATAAGTACTGAACATGAAGATGCCACCGAAACTAACATGATATGGCCTGAAGCTATGTACGACAGTGATTTACGTGTTAAACGATGGTGTATAGAAGAAGCTGCTCGTGTAAGAGCATTTAATTTACTTAAATTTGATATCGACTCGCTAGCTGGTCACTATATGTTTGACCAAGTTAATAGACCATATTGTCCTGGTAATGGATGGCCGCGTAAACGTTTGTATGATGATTTAACTAATAATGATGTAGGGGCAACTGATATGTTTGTAGCACATAACGCATGGCCGTCATATTTCCAAGGTCTACGTATAGCGAAAGGACAGGAGGCTTGGGCAAATATACTAGCTGACTTTAAGTTTCCAGACGCTAGAAGCTATCAACTGGAGTTTTTAGTTAAACATGGATTCGTAGAGATATATCATGGTTCGGGCCTCATTGCAAAACGCATGGGTTGGACGACGCAGGGCATACCATACAGTGACGAAGTACATGTTATACCAACAGACGACACCTTTGTTGGGCCGGGAGGTATTGCAGGTAAAGGATGGATTAAACTCAAAGCAGGAAACGCCGAAGATGTTGAATTCCAAGGAGCCAGTGCATTAGGTTATTGGACTTAAAATATGGAGCCGCCAACCACACGAATGGGGCAAGCCGTAGACTATGTTACTAGTAGTAAAACACTTATAATATGGTTGGTGTTAGCTCTGTTAGCACTTATATTTGCAGCGGGTAGTTTTGCTGTATTACTTATATTTGATAAAGAGAATCCCTACTTAAATGATGTATTGAATTTCTTCAGTATAGCAGGTGGTGGTTCAACAGCACGCAATGTAATTAGTGATGGTGTAATGCCACGTCTACCTCAAATGGTAGGTGCTAACCGCGATCCTAGTGTAGCTATACAATCACCAATGACGATGACACATGCGCAAGGCCCCGCAAGTGATTCACCGGGTGGTTCTAATGCGGCGGACGACAGCAGTAACATGCCGAGTTTTACAATAATTAACGAGGTATAAAATGAATTTAGGTACCTTACTTAGAAGTTTACAAGCTATGTTAATTACGGCTGCAACATTCGTTTCAGCTTATGCAATAGATATTGGTACTCCATACAATTGGATAGCAACAGGCGCTATAGCGATTGCTCTTGCAGGAGTTAGTGAGCTTGTAGCTGGTTATGGAGCAAGAGTTGCTCTAGCTACTATGAACACAGTGAGAGTTATATCACGTACTGGTCGAGCAACTCCCGACACAGTAACAGCTAACAACCCAACAATTAAGCCGTGGTGGTGGAACTTGGTGCAACGATGACAAGACCATTTTCTGCTAGCTTAGGACGACTTCCACAGTTTGATGAACGCAGTCGAGAGTACTCTATACGCACTCTAGTTGAACCTAAACCATTACGTAGTTACACATGGTCATGTGCTACGGTACTTGATCAACTGAGTGAAGGAGTATGTGTAGGTTGTGCATGGGCGCATGAAATGGCTGCACGACCTAGAGTTTGGCCTGTTGACTTACAGTTAGCTAGGCTAATATATCGAGAGGCTACGTTTATTGATCCTTGGCCCGCTAACGACCAACCTGTAGTTAACTATAATCATGGTACTAGTATTTTAGCAGGAGCTAAAATAGCTACACAGTTAGGTCATTATAAAGAATATCGTTGGGCATTCGACATGCAGGAAGCTCTCTTAGCGTTAAGCTATTTTGGGCCGGGCGTTGCAGGTGTAAACTGGTACGAATCGATGTATGATCCTGATGCTAGTGGTTTACTGCATATTACAGGACAGCCTGTTGGCGGACACGCTATACTGGTAAATGGATTAAACGTAGCAAAGAAACTCGTACGAGTGCATAATAGTTGGGGAAGTTCATGGGGTATTAACGGTGAAGCATTTCTGACGTTTGATGATTTCGAACGTTTACTTGATGAATCGGGCGAGTTTTGTATTCCTGTACTTCGAACTAAATGAAGTATGTATTGATTGCTACCGTACAAATTTTAGTAGCTATAGTCTTAATGGCTATAGCTACTAGAATTTTGTACGAGTTTATTATGTGGATGAAAGACGTTTCTTAGCTGTTTTATAAAAGTTAGTACGCATACAATTATTACAAGTTACATCGTTAGGATCACGAGTCCACACTCTATACTGGATGAAACCTTTAGCTGTATCACATGCAACGAAATCAATAAATCTAAGGTGTACAAGTTCAGGTTTAGGCATTAATGTAGTTTACCTTTCGGGCCGTATGGCCCCTGATTAATAGTTAATTTTTCTCCACAAATTAAACATTTATAAAATGTTCTAAAACTTATCCATGTATGTTTGACATATTTACTTGTCACGTTCTCGCTCTTCTAGCTTATCCCAACAATCGCTGCATACTCTAATACCACCAAAATAGTGCCAAAACGTGTACATCTTTTCTTTAGGAAATTGTTTCAAACAACGCGTACAAGTTCCTAATGCAACATTTTGAACTATATGAGATTCGTTAGTCATCGGCGCTTGTCAGTACATATTCGACGGCACGTATTGTCGCCTTATCGTCAGTAATGATTCCTGACTTCATGCTCGGCCATTCGATAACTACGTATTTGCCAGGTACTCGATCCTCAATTACTAATTCACAGCAATTAACCAACTCTCGGACTGCTGTTAATAATGTTTTTCTTGACGGTGTTCCAACCATTAATCACCTTCTCTACGTGTTGGTGTTCGCACTATACGCTCGCGTCCTAGTATACGATCCATAGTGTTAATATTTAACTTCTGAAACTTCTCTGCTGTTTCTATAAGTTTAGCTTCACCCATCTCCATAGTTTCTTGCCACGGAAGATCATATAATTCTAGTAACATACGTGCTTGAGTTAGTAGGTCTGCCATCTCTGTCTGTAGATGTGCTCTATAACCTTCTGATTCTACACCATCAGTATGAACAGCATACTGTGCACATCGAGCGGCAGTGCCTGCTTCATAATTTAGTAGATACGCTGTAAATGGTTTACCAACAATAAGACCACCCTGTTGTGCAATTTTAATTAATTCTTTACTACTGCGCATTTCTCTCCTCTTCAATTGTTAGCATGTTAGGTTCACCTGTAAATTTAATAGCAAAGTCTGGATGCCAACTACTAGGTGCGAAAGCCGTATGAGTTTTATTACCACGCTGCTTCACGTGACCTTGCCATTTAGTACATTGCCAATTATGACCAAGACAATCTATAGGTGACATAATCTTACAACGTTGTTTTAACAATGTGGCTTGTATATTCAACGGAGTAATCTCATAGCATCTGCTTGTCGCACTTCCGGAAGTATATCTTCAAATAAAATTGGTATCGTCTCCTTAAACCTATCAACCAAAGGAATTGTTAATAATTTCATCTGTGGATGGGCTTCTTTAGTTGTACGCATGATTAAGAAATAGCGCCACATGCGTAGATTGTAAGTTATGACTAATTTAGCTGCTAGACTATTCGGTAGTACACTGCGAGCTATTTCTGGCGGTTCACCTTCTTTCAATAATGCAAGATAGGTTTCTTCTAGATGCTCTACAGCCTCTTCCCAAAAAGAATCAGTCATAGCTGATTTGAAAGGAGGCTGTATGAATCTCATTGGTTGTTTATTGTAGTTAACGAAACGAGTTGATTCTTGTGTATAAGCCCCAATACGATGACGTACTATTTCATGAGTTATTCCACGATCAACTTCCACTTCAACTGTAACATTAACGTGTTCAATAACACTTAAGTCGCCATGTGTCATTACAACACTTCTAAGAAACTTATCATAAGAATCTTCTGTTACTCTATCTTCACTTCTATGACTTACACGCGCTATACGCTCAATCTTCTTAAGCATACGTATGCCATCATCTGCTGTGAATGGATCAAGAAATTGAAAACTAATTGGTACTATTTGCATTATGTTACAACTGGATGGAGTCTAGTTCCGCAGATATAGCAAAGCATTCGCCATCGTAAATTCATATGTCCACATTTCTTGTTTGGGCATTGTAGTGAATAATATTCATTAGGTATTTCATCACTCATAGAGCTTTACCACCATGCATAAAAGAACGTGTTTCATTGTAGGACATTTTATTGAGTATTGCTTGTTGTATGTTAAAACCCTGTGGAGCCATTTCTTCACACATATCAAGTATACGAATTATTGCATCTGCTAATTCAACACCAATACCTTCTGGCTTACCATCAACCTCATAATACCATGCTTTATGATCACGATATTCTTCTAGTGATTCACTTAACTCACTGTGTACAAGGGCTATCTTGTCACCAAACGTAGGATAATTATCAGTAGACCAGAATCCATGATCTCGTGCATTCTTATTGATACGTTGTGCTAAATCATTCAAATCAATTGGATAGCTCATTTAATTTTGTATCCTATAACACATGCCCATTCATCTCCAGAACGTACGGGAATGAAACCCATTTGTGTGTCTAACACAGTTGTATTAGGACATTCAGGAATGTTTTCTTTACCATTGCAAGCTATTAATAAACCTGTAATTACTAATGCTATACCTAATGAAATTATAGCTACACGTAAATAGTCCACTTATTAACCTCCTGCGTCGCGGACGCCCTGTTGATAAATCCGTGCTGCGAGCACTGCAAGAACGAACATAGTTATCATTCCAAGAACGAACCCGATGATGAAGGGTTCCACATTACTGCTCGTCACGGGTTAAGGCTGCGTACTCTGCTTTCACGCTCTCGTAGCGAGTGGTTACGTAGGCATCGGGCATCTCGCCACGGCCAATGACTCGATTCATCGCATCGGCTGCACGAATTACCAACCCCGCCGCTGTCTGAACCTCAGCAACGCGGGCCTGTAGCGCCTCGACCTGTGCATAAACTTCCTTTAGCTCGGCCTCGGCGTCATCCTGAATATCAGACACGCGCTTCGTTAGCACCTCGATCTGCTGCTGCTGCTCTAGCGCACTCAAATATTGTGCAGCTTCTAATGCTGTTGTCCAATGTATTTCATGTACTGGTACTTCTCTATCATGTTTAATTTCAGCAACCTCAGTTGGAAATTGTGAAGCATCTACAAACCATTCAATAGTTATGTCGTTATATGAAAAACGTAATAATAGATCACCATCTTCACAAGCTATAGCTATCATTCTTTTAATACCACATTGTATTTACTAATTGATTTAACTAAAGCTTGCAATTGATCATCAAGGAATACATATCGTACTATAAGAGTAGGTATCTTACCCGCTGATAAATGTAATTTAACACTACTTATTCGGCTCTTCTGTTCATCCGTAAAACCTAAAGCTGATGTTAATTCTTCTATTGCAAGTTGAGGATGTGGTATGTTTTTAGCCATTACGTTTAACCTTAGAATTTATTCGTGTATCCAGGTTCTATAGCCAATTACACCGTCAACTACCCCTTTTGTAGTTTTATATTTTTCAATGATCTTCTTATTAGACATGCCAAATTCATAATAATCTTTTCTCATAGCAGTTGCTATGTCCTGGGTAATAGTAGCAAAACCAGCTCTTTCTCCATATGGAGGTTTCCACAAACCTAAATCCATAGCGTGTTGACGATTCTGCGTGTGATTACATCATTCTAAATTACCAACGGTGTTATTGAATTTTATTCCATCTTTATGGTTTACTTCGTTATAGAAAATCGGTTCTGGATTTTCTATAAAAGCAGCAGCTACGAGTCTGGAAACTCTATACATGACTATGCCACCACCGTAAGATAAAGCTACATGATAATATCCACTAGTATTAACACCAAGCTTTAATATACGTCCAGATCTTTTCGCTTTATATCCTTGTGAACTATCTACTAATCTATCTAAACTCCTTACTCGTCCTAGAGATGATACTTCATATAATCCTTCATATCCTGAAATTGATTTCCAAATTTCTATTTCTTCGTTCATTTTACCACCGTCGTCTATACTCGAAAGCGAGAAGATGTGCAAGAGCATCCGTTTCGTGCTTTGCAACTTTAGAAGGTTCTATGAGAGTACCTACGGCCCCACGAGCTTCTGTCATCATCATCCAACGTTGTTGTGGCATACATAATTCATACTTTATTCCTTTGGCTTTACACCAACCCACTATCTCACCTACTAAATTAATTGTATGATGACCCGGTGCGCTTAGGCGACCTGCTGTCTCAAATCGCTCAACTACTACATATTCCATAGTATCTAACATGCCGAGTACTTCATCATTGGTAGTTGCAACGCATGTCCATAGCTTACTATCAATGCGTGCTGCAATGCCTGTCGTATATCCGGGATCAATAGCAATTATACGGTGATCGCTAGGTGGAGCTAACGGTGGAGATTTAGGATATACACGTCCTCTAGGAGTTGATGCCCTACGCGCAGGTAAGCGTGCTCCAGAGGGTTTACCTTTATATGGTGTATTAGGAATAGTTACTTTAGGCATGTCTTTTGTAGGATTTATAGGTTATTTTGAAATCTAATGCTTCACCCTTTATGTGCCATAGTTGGAAACGGCGACGTGTTCTACGACCTATATTTGCACAAGCTACATTCGATACATATATAGCATCTCCCATACCAAAATCAAGTATGTTTTGGAATACATACTTTCTGCCTTTAGGGTATGAATCAGTATAATGAAATAACATTACCATGAATTTATAGCCTGTTGAAACTTAGCTTCTTCGGATGGTGTACGTTTCCACATAGGATAAAATTCATCTACTAATTCAGCCAAACGATCTAGAAATGGATCACGTTGATCCCATTTTCGATTTCCACCCTGTGTATTAGCGGAAAGAGTCATTACTTCTGTTTTACTTATTAAATCTTTAAGGACTAAGTATTCAGTTGATTTCACACTGTAATATTGTTTACGAGCATCAGACCTACTTTCTCTTTCTTCGTCAAATTGTTTAATTGCTTCTTCGAGCCATGTCATTTTAATGGTTTACTCCATTCAGGACGTGTGTTTGCGGTACACGTGAAACATACTTCGTCAGTTTCGCTATTCCAGTGTTCACAAATACTACATATCCAACGATAGCCATTTGGACGTTTCTCCTTAAACCATAAAGGAACTTTCTCTAATGTCATGCTAAACACTCAATTTTATTGATCGTAAATCATTACTTATGTGTTCTAGCATATGAATTATAAGCATTGAATATTGAGCTTCTAAAGAGATTTCTATTCTAGAAGTAGTAAAGGGATCTACTGAAACTATAGTATCATATTCACTTATCATACGTTGACCGCATTTACTACATTGAACTACCAAGGGTATACTCATGCTGCAACCTCATGTTTCATATAATCTTCTAGTGATTCCAAATCAAACCAATTTTCACCAAGCTCCATATCGACAGGAATTCCACAGGGAGTACCCCAACGAGGTTTTGTCATTACGTATTCAATTAGTTTGATACATTCCTTGAGATACATTTTCGGAATATCGAATACTATCGAGTCATGCACTTCATAAAGTACGTAGGCATCAAATTCCGCCAAAAGTTTGTGAAGCTCAATGATTGACATTAATATGAAGTCGTGAGCAAAGCTAGAGACTGGTGTATTGATAGCTTGATTCAATTGTTTGTAAGACTGAATCATATAGTAGCGACGCTTACGACCTGTACGACTAACCTGCTCGCCTTCAGTCTGTACTATACGACGCTCATTCTCACGCCATGCTTTAAATATATTATATTTAGCTAGATAAGCATCAATTGAATCTTTGGCTTCCTTACGAGTAGCAAGAAAGCGATAGTTAGATCCTGCGATACCTTCCGCTTTACGATCTTCAACCAATGCATCAGGGCCAGCACCATAGTTAGCGCCGTATACGATACGCTTCATCGAATCACGTATGTACTTCCATTCGGTTATAGGTACTGAATCTTTGGTTTCTCCCCATGCAGCGGTTGCTGCTCTACCATGAAAATCTGATTTATGTTTCTTTAATGTACCTTCACAATAAGCATTGTGATGTACGTCACCTATAAGATCAGGGCCAATAAGATGTGTAGGTTCCTCACATATTTCACATGTCGTTAAGTCGATACGCATCTGCTCGTCGCCAGAAACAAAATAACTAGACCAAAGTTCAGCTTGCCTACCATCGGCTTCGAGCAAAACTCTTTCGCCCGTATTCTTAGAAGAAGGAGGCGCAGCACTAAATATTCGGCGTATTCTTGCACGATCTTCTCCAACTGTACGAGCTTTCGGAATAGTTTGTACTGGTGGGTTATGATACGCTGCTCGTCCGTGTCTGGTGCCATGTAAGAGAGCTTCTGGATGGATGAAACCTTCGGAGTCTCTAGTACGCTCAACTCCACCGATGTATGTGTTAATATCACGTTCACGTCCTCGCCATTCTAATTCTATTTGTAACCATATACTTGCGGGATGATTAGGATATTCTTTAACTAAGATTTCAATAATGGGTTTAGCGGTACTTCTGTACATCTTATCTCTACCCATATGTGGAGCACCGAGTATATCGTAGATGAAGTGAGCTATCTGTTGTGGGCTACTAGTATTGATTGATTCGCGAGTCCATGACTTATGGCCTGTTAAATCAACGTCTTTCCAGCCAAGCTCTAGTGCACTTTTCTGTAATTCCTCTTCAAGCCTGAAATACTCAGGAACCCATTCTCTTACTAGAGCACCTAAAGCTTCATTATCAATGTAAACTCCACGCTCAGTAATTTCCGAAAACGTATTAGCGCCAGGTATAAGAAGTTTGAGATACATATCTCGAACGGAGTCAGCAATTTGAAGAGGTTCGAAGTATCGCTGTAGCCTATATGTGTATGCAGCATCACTGCTGTTGTATAAAGCTAATTCTTCAGGTGTAAGGTCTGGGATATTATCTTTGGCTTTTTTACCATATAGACCTGCACCAAGATATTCCATGCTTAACAATTTAAGACCATGAATACCTACGCTACGATCCTGACCGCTAGAGTCGGCTTCTTTATCTCCACCACCACGCTCGTCAAGACTGTAGCTCATAAGCATGGTATCTTCATGTATGAGTAGATCTGGGCCTAGCCACTTCTTGATTTGATTACGGTCAAACTGACCGTTATGATAAGTCCATCTGCACTCAAACTCAGCTAACGATGAATAGTCAATTCGATTGATAATATCTTTCGGTATGTGGAAAGTACCGCAACTACACGTAAAGGCAATAGAGATCATGCCTTTTCGCCCCTGTGCATCGTCAGGGTAATATGTCTCTACGTCGATAGCTACTACATCATTTCTATGCGTCATAAAATGATTAATATGATGTATTGCTGCGTCTACGGTGTCTAGTACTGTGTAATCTACTTTACCAAAATCGGGTGGAGCATTTAAGTACAAAGGTATTTTTCGGAAATCGCGAACACCCTCAGCTATATCTACATAACCACTATCATCGCCTCGATCAATAAATGCCGCAGGATGATTAGTGGATAGCATCCAACAGTTGTATTGTGGCGACCAGAAAGCTCCGCCATTAACTGAACCGAATTTCTCACCGCCCGTAACATCAGCCATGAGAAATTCAGTTACAATTTTACCCATACAAACTATGATCTTTGGTTTGCATAGAGCTACTTCTTCAGCAAATCGTGGGAAGCATCCCATGATTTCTTCTTCAGTTGGGGCATCGTTCCATTGGCAATACAAGTTTGTTGTAAATACTTCTTCACGTTTATATCCAACAAATTTTAATAAGCCATCTAAGTTTTTTCCACTTGGCCCTACGAATGGCTTCTTATCCTTCATTTCTGCTCTACCGGGTGCGATACCCACAGCCATTATATCGGAGGGTAGTTGGCCGTAACCAACTACCCCCTCTGGATGACATGTAATCATGGTTGTTTATCCCATGCAGTTATCACGAATGTTATGCTAAAAGCTTCTCCTTTTGCAAAATACTTTTGTGATAAGCTTAAATCATACATAGCTATCTCTTCGTGAGATTCAGTGTCACGAATCTTTACATTGCTAATCGTTATACTTTCAGGCATATGAGTATAGAATTCAGCTTCGAAGATCACTGAACCTAATTCATATTCCTTACCATCTGGATCTATTGCAATAACGTTTAACATCTAGACCATCCACATGAAGAACTTATACATTTAGTACAACCTTCTTGTTGTACTGTTTGGCTACCACAATCAGGACAAAGCAAACCATTAACTACTAAGGATTCCGTAGGTATCGTGTCTACGTCAAGTGTCCAAGGAAGAAAACGGTGTCTCATGTAGTGAAATATGTAATCCACTATAGAGCTAGCTTGAGGTATTAATTTGTTGGAAGTAAAACCATGAGGCTCAAATTCAATACCTTGCATCTTATGCGTTAAGTGATCTAGTGGTACACCGTACTGCAAGCACAATGACGTAAGTATACCAATACTTTCTAACAGACCATGCATGGTTGAACCATCTTTGGCTAAACTAATGAATAATTCACCGGGCATACCATCTTCAAACAGACCTACAGTTATGTAACCTTCTTGATCACCTACACGAAACTTATGAGTTATTGAAGGTCGTTCATCAGGAAGCTTACGTCGTACTGGTGAATATATAACACCACCAGTTTGTAATTCCATTTTATCGACAAATGCTTCAAGTTTAGTTAAACCTTCAACTGAACCTTTATCTATATCAAAAGCCGCTTCATCTATAAGACTAAAAGCTTCATCTATTATAGAAGTACGAGGTTCAACGTTAAGTACTTGAGTACCACGAGACTTATCGCGATAAACCGTACCACCTTTACAACCTGTTTGCCACATCATTATGTAGGCGTTGTAAATATCTTCTACTGTTGCTGATTCAGGCATGTTTATTGTCTTTGAAACACCTGAATCAACCCATTTCTGAAAGGCTGCTTGATGTTTTATGTGCCATTCAGGAGCTATTTCCATAGCAGTCTTTGGTACAAAACCTGCGGGCACACGGCTCATAACAGGTATCTTTTCAACAAGAGGAATACGCTCATTGTTTTGATACATGTATCGTGTCCACTCAATAGCGAAGTGAGGTTCAATACCACTACTTGCACCAAGTAGCAAACTTATCGTATTGTGAGATATAACACTATTAGCTATATATGTGTTATTCTCAGGGACTTCAATATCATAAGTATCAGCTTCAGAATCTTCTATTTCAACAACGTCATCCCAAAGTAATTCACTATAAGTTTCTCGTATCTTACGTTTGAAATCTTTATCCTTACGTGAAGAACCAGTTCCATCATATACTTGTGATGAAGATCCAAAATCTTTCCAGAATATTCTGTAGGATGGTTTTTGACTTATTCGTCCCTTTATAGTTTCATAAATTGTTATTCTACCGTTTTGGCCTATAGCTCTCATACATACTAATAGCTCTTGTGCTAATTGAAAACTAGAAGTATCAATATATTTAGTGTTACCTGTAATACTACCATCAGTCATCCACAATCCAGCTATAAACATCTCTATAGAATCTACACTAGACATTCTAATAGGTGGAGGAATGACAGCATCTATTGATAGATTTTTATTCAGCCCATTTATATCGAGCCAATTCTTCAATGATGTTGAAGATAAATAAATAGAAGTACAGGTGTGCTCTTTTAGAGCTTTTGAATCCCAATTGAATAGTTCTTTTATGAGAGAGATAGCAAGCTCTATCTTCTCAGTATGCTCATCATTAAAGTGTAGACGTATTCCTTTATCATGTACACTACCATTTCCTATGAACATACCAAGAAATAATGCTAACTTTGGAGACATTTCACTGGGAAAAGTAATCTTTTTTGGAAGAACACCTCTCCTAGTTGATCGTATAGGAAGTTGTCGTAAAGGATATTCAATTGTATTAGTATATCCACCTATACGTGTAGCAACACGATCTAGAGGGCTAAGTTCATCTGCACGTATCCAATCATAAGATTCATCTTTGAAAACTCTATACTTATGATTTGGAGTACACTCTAATACAATACCACTTGAAAGTGTAATCTTTTTAGTTTTAGCTTTTCCGTTTATATAGAATCTAGTTGCTAGTTCGGTCTTACCTTCTTGAGAAACTTTGATACCTAAATCTTGCCATTTGTCACCATAAGTATCGCCAAGTTCATCTAATCGAACTATACCTATTTCCGATACAATTAAAGTCTCTCCAGTTTGGCATCCTGTAGGTGCTACAGTTGTAACACAAGCGTTACGACGGAAATCTTCACCTTCTTGCCAACCGTCATAAGTACCTTTTTCTTTAGCAAGTTTGTGACTTTCAGTAATAGCCGTCGTATGGATTGTCTGCATAATTTGTTCGCCCAGATTTACAGCTTCATCTGTATCATAATGAATGCCTAAAATGGCGAGCATATCAGCCCAACCCATAACACCTAAACCAATTTTACGAGTAAGATTGTTTGCGTCGGTAATCGATTGCGTAGGGAATGAATTGGTATCGAGTATGTGGTCGAGAAACCTCGTGGCGGTACGAGCATCATGTTCGAGCTTTGTCCAATTGACTGCATTGAATGGAGTAATATAATTACCAAGATTTAAGCTTCCAAGATTACATGATTCGTCTGTAGCTAGCGGCTGTTCACCACAAGGGTTGCACGCATTGATTTTATATAACCACGGAGTAGGGTTTTTTCGGTTAACCTCATCTATAAAAAAGACTCCTGGGTCACCTGTACGCCATGCGCTTTGGGCCATTTCACGTAATAAACTAGCTTGGGGTTCATTACCTAAATAAGCTGACGACATGAAATCATCGGTTAGTGCAACACTAATATTGAAAGTATTTAAGGCATCAGGGTCATCATCTTTACAGTGAATAAACTCTTGCAAGTCAGGATGACCACAATGGAGTATAGCCATCTGTGCACCAGCACGTTTACCACCCTGAGTTATCATAGTACTTACACTATGAAGCATCTTTAATACAGCTACGGGGCCACATGCTGACTTGTGGGTACTCTTTATGTACGAACCTTTAGGTCGTATGTCTGATAAACAGTAACCTACACCACCACCCCACTTTTGTACCATAGCTGCCTTTGTAGCTGTATCCATGATTCCTTCCATAGAATCAGGAATATCAAATACAAAGCAAGCACTATATGTACCGCTATCAGGTACACCTTTGTTAAACAAAGTAGGTGAATTGGGAAGAAAATCCATACGAGCCATAAGCTCATAAAAATCTTCATGTCCTCCCGCAACACGCTGTAACATCTCAGCGGGAGTTTCATTTGGTTGAAGATATCGCTTCCCTAATACAGTCAGAGCATTTTCTGTGAAGGCAGGTAAAGTCATCATTAACTTTCTGTGTTGTTTTGCCCCAACGTCAATTGTTACTTAATGCTACCAAGCATCTTTTGTAGTTCGTTTTTAACTTCTAGTTTTCGTGTAGGAGAGCCGTAAATTATTTCCTCAAAGAGTATATCAAAACTCTCCACTAAACCAATAGACATTTCCATAGTTATTTCTTTTGCAGAAAGTGATTTTTCTATAACAACCAACATTTCTTTTCGAACGTCAATTAGCTGTACTATTTCTTTTATTGTTAATCTCAATCTACGTTCTCGTCTAGATAGCAAAGTTTTTACCTTCGTTAGCCATAGCTACAAGCCATTCATCTAAAGGTTGCGAAGTTCTTTGCTTGGGATATATTTCTTTTACTAGAAATGCTAACATAGTTAAACGTAGATTGTCTAACATATGATCTTCAAGTATAATAGGCGGAATAGTTAAATCATTTAATCGCATACTTACATTCATTGAAACTCTAAGTGTAAGCCTACTCCCTTCAGGAAGCCATTCGAGTTTAGTAGAATCAGGTAATCGTAGAGCTAAATCTTCTAAGTAGTCTTTAACTTCTGTTTTGACTTTTTCTTCAAGTATTAATTGGGCAGCCAATCTGGTTTGCTTACTCCTAACACTGGTTTTCTATGTTCACATACATCAAGCACAGGATACCATAAACATTCAAAACATACCCATTTACTACAGATTTTACATCTAAATACATTATCTGAAGTACCACAGGTATTGCATGTTGGCATGATAACTTTAGGCACTGAATGAGACTCCACTACAAAAACATTGTTCACCGTGTAAAGTATATCTATGTGGTACATGCTGTAGACCATTAGCACAATTAAAATTTTTCAAATTATAAACTGTGTTAGTACGGTCGGCATCCCCAAGGCCACCAGCCTTGTTCGTCATAGATGATAAACGCGACTGCAACGTTAACTGTAGGGTTGTAGAGTTGATCTTCTCCACCGATAAACTTGGCTCTGTGTGAGGCGGCATGGATTTGAAATAATCCATAATTGCCAGCGCTGTACGCAAAAGGATTTCCTGTTGATTCTCCCCAAGGACACCGTGAGTTTCCGAATACCACTCCAACGGCTTCGTTGCAGGGCCATCCATAACTACATATAAGCGCAATAAGTTGATCAACGCTCCAATCGCCGGGCCATACTCCCCCTTCATATTGCGGGACGTAGCTTCGTCCAATTGTAACTGTAGCTCTATTTGTTGCTGTGCAGTTAACAAGAAACCACTCTCGTTCCTCCCATGAATAATAGTCTGTGCCTCGTATTTCTTCGCAAGTTTGTCGATCAGATGCATTGACACCCCTTACATTGAGTAAACTGACTAGGACTACTAATACTATGTAGAGTCCTAGCCTAGACCAAATCAGATACTTACCTTGTTAATCATACTACCTCGTTAGCGTGTCGCTGTAATATTTCAGCTACCCAAGTGGGTACAGTAAATGCTAAACCATCGCCTCTTGATACCGATTTAAATTCAGGATCTTCTTCGTATATTTCTCGCTTTCTTTGATACGGTTGTACAGTTAATACATGTGGCTTACTTTTAAGTCTACAAAAACCTTCATGTCCTTTTTCAAGACAGCATGTTACACTTAAATCATCCGTAAATATATGAAGCCCACAACGATGCTCAGGACAATCTTCTACGTAAGTTTTAATTCTTCCATAATCTGCAAACGGTAAACATATACATTCAGGCATTAACCACCATGCCCTTTAATAAATCATAGCTGCTACTCTCCGGTAGTAAACCCTGAAAACGCAAAGCATCTATTACCATTGCTCGAAGCATAGCACTAGGTGTCATGTCGGACTTACTAGCCAGAGCTATAAAAGCTTCTTTTAACTGTGGTTCTAAATAACATCGTAAATCACCTGTTTTAGTTGCCATGTTTATCCTTTATTAACTCAATGATAATATGTATAGACAAAGCTATTCCTATCATAATTATGGATATAGTTTGTAAAGTATCAGTTGTCATTTTGGTGGCTCGATTTCATTACGTCTGTCAAAATCGTCGTCTCCTTCGAAACCCATTTCCCAATGAGGAAAATCATAATCACCACAACGACTTACATATCGTGGAATACGACCATGCTCTTTTAGAAGCTCTACTGATACTCCTGAATCCCATGCGTAACTAGCCATAAATTCGTCTGCTGTACCTATACTGTATGGAGCTTTGTCATTACGGTTTATCAACGTGTTCACTTTGTATCCTAATATAGCACCATGACAACCACCCAATCGAATAATAGAGTTGTTAATAGGTACTGATGGTTGACCTTTCTCATTAATATACCATACAGCTACTTCATCTTCATGTAGAAATACATGATGGCTTGTGTCATGTACAACTCGTAGCTTCAATACTGTATCAGCATCATCACATGCTACGGGTAACAATTGACCACATACTTCGCAGTATAAAGCTCTTAATACTAAATTATTAAGTACGTCGTTCACTTAGGCTGTATTCTCCATACACGAGATGAAGTATGTAGATCGGATTCAAACTCTACTTCAAATACTGAATTGAGAGTTTCTTGAAGAGTCCATAGCTTTTTACCAAGCATTACTGCATTACGATACTGTCGCATAAAGTTAGTAGGATCACGACTATTAGCTTGCCATGCTGTCCATAACTCACTAACTTTGTAGTACCTCGTTGGATCATAGTATTTAGTTTGTATCCAAACACGTATCGTGTCTACTAAAGCATCTTCTTCTTCAAGGTTAAAACTGGTTTGTTCATGTACGTTAGTCTTTAATGCAGCCACGAAATCATCTTCATAGTTTAGTGCTCTAGCGAACCAAAGACCAAATCGTGCGAAGTCACTAATACGAAATCGCGGAAGCTCTTCTTCGGTAGGAATTGGTGTATTTAATATAAGTTGTAAATCATTTACTATACCTCCCCATAAACGGTTGCGATTAGTTACCATCTCAGCTATTATCTCAGTACTAGGTTTAAATATCTTGAACCTATGAAATGACAATATAATCATTCGGTCGATAATATCTTCTCGTCTAAATTTGGGGTTGTGTGCAGTTATACCCACCATAGCTTGGCGACGTACAGTAAAAGCATCATTGTCAGTATATAATTTGCGTTTCTCTAAGACGCTTACTCCTGCACTTAGCGATAGTTTATCAGGCAACCAACCTACCCATGAGTCAACACCATCAAATACAACCAATGGGTTACTTGATACTGCACTGTCGAAGTTATCCGCTGTAGTTATAGTATTAATTGCTTTTTCAGGGCCATATAATAATGTATAGATTCTATTAAAAAGAGCAGTCTTACCACTTCCGGGTTGTCCTAGAAGTGCAAGAATTGGACGTGCTCTGGCGGCATCTCTAAAAAATAAAAAATAGAGCCATGACTTAACCAGAGCTAAGGCTTCGTTCGATGGCATGTCATTAAGATTATCGAAACATTCATCGAACATACGATCGATACTCAAAGGATTGTTTATGTCAGGGCTAAATGGTTCTTCATGTAAACGCCAAGGAAATACTACATTAAGGTGGCCATTACTTTGGGTTGAGATTTTATTGTTGTCGATACGAAGTACATCGCGACGACCTGTATGTAGCAGTACTACATTTTGAGGTTTATCGTAGTGGCTTAGAGCACTGGTTAAACCAGGCAAGCCAGTTTCCTTAGCTGATGTTAGTAGATTATTTATAACGTAGCGTTGTTCTGGTTCAACTGCATTAAGACCGAAACGAGTTTCTAATAGGCTATTTAGATATTCACTACTACGAGTCAGTAAAATAGGACGACCAGTATCACTACGAATATACCAATCTTGTCCATCATCGGCACTAACGAATGTGCCTGCTGCCGCCATAGCTTCTTTAACTATATGTGCTAAATAAGCTCTACGCTCGTTAGGTGCACCGGGCATACGGCGAGCATCATTGATTTTTGCAAGTACATCACCACCATCATCAATACCTGCGACGACAGCACGTTCAGCGCGAAATACATCTTTAGCTAGATCTAAGTCAGCATGGAAACGATTATCTTTCCATTTATTATTAGCACTGGCTTGTGCAATCCAAAATACCTGATCGCGGCTCAAGCCTTGCCTAAACAACGCTAACATTAACGCCCAAAGTGCCGCACTACGATCTTGTTGTCGCAGGTCGTATGCAGCTTGTACTCTGCGAGGCAAACTGGGCTTAATGCGTAGCCATAACTCACGCGGGCCATGGCCTATAAGCGGGGTAGGTTGCCATTCATCGGCTAACGGTAAATCAAGATCAATTATTGTATTATCAGGAAGTTTTAAACTAGCATATTTTTCTAGGCTAGCTGAAATAACTTTAACAGGTTTTGGCCCACTTGAATACTTATGATTATAAGTATTAGGTACACGCATACGATGACCTAGTGACCAACCACTATGGTCAGCGTCAGGTATACTATAAGTAACCTGTTTACTTATAGCTTCAAGGTCAGTAGGCTGTTGAGGTGATTCGAGAAACCAGAAACCCTGATGACGTTCAGGACTAGTTTCAACTAGTATTGAGGGCACATTTGTATGTGGTACAGCAGCGTTATCGAGATCGCACTGAATAGTGCGACTCGGTAGCACATGCTGTTTGTGTGCATCTTTAATTTCAAATAGGTGAGCGCTAAAGTAAACGTCTTGTACAGCCGAGGCTTTGTCAGCAGCATCAACTATTTCATCTAGTTGATGGGGCCACTTGTACCAACTTTGCTTCCACTCACGTTCAGCATCTCTAAGCGCTAGATTAAACCAGCCATCAGGAGTAGTAACTACTGATTTAAGAAAACTAGCAGTATCTATTTCTTAACCTCTGCTAGTTTTTTAATTGCTTCCTGTTGAAGTCTATTAAGCGCCGTGGCTTCTTCTTTATTCATAATAAACTTTTTAGATTTCTTACTAGTACGCTTCAACTTTATCCTCCATAGGTACATATACTAGTTAGTATATGTACCGAGCAAGACAAAACTTTATGCGGGTGGTACAGCGGGATCGATAATATCAGCGGCGCTTTGTAGACTAGCTACCAGCGTGTCGATACGAGCCTGTACAGCAGTAGTTTCTTCGGGAGTAAGTCCTGCGGCGAGTTGCTCTTTGAGAGCAGTAATCTCTGCGATTGCAGCGCCTAAATCTTCTGCAATTTCTTCAAGAGATGTACCGGCTGCATCAAGTGATTCGTTAAGATTGGTAAACTGTTGAGTCATTAAGGTTTTTATTTCCTCTAGTTTAGCTAATACTTCTGATAAATCTACAGTGAATCTTATTTCACCTGTCATAATTTTGTTTGCTGGCGGTGGTATCAGCCTGACTCCCCGTACTCGGTTTTGCCCCCACTCTTACCTACGGGTAGACCAGCAGCGCAAAGCGCTTACTTCAACGCATACGCAGCGGCCAGTACATCAGTAATCTGTGTACGACCTGCGTAGTCGCCTTCCTTTTGTTCCTCAACCTTAATGCGACACTCTTCACCGACAAGATCAACCATGATTTCATCGGTGTCGAATTCGCCTACAAAGGCTTCAGGATCAGCACCTAAAGCTACTGCCGTCTTTTTGAACGACCATAGCGATTGCGGCTTAAGGTTACGTGAAAGGAAACCCTTACGCCCTTCGCACTCGCCCTCAGTGACCACAAAGGTCATGTTGACGTTAATTGAATCGCCGCTCTTGGTTTCCTTGTTTTCCCACTTTTCAAGCTTGGCAGGGTAAATACCTTCCGGTAGCTGCTCAAACTCTTGAATTGCGGAACCATCAACTACTGGACACATTTTTCTTTAACTTTCCTTTTTTCTTTTTCTTTTACTTATTGCCCCAATGTTCGCTATTTAATTGTAGTGAACATCAACCACCCCCTTTCAGAGTTTTAATAGTTAAATCGATGTGGTCTACTACACGTGCAATAATGTCTCGCATAGTATTAAGATCATCATCTATAATCGGTATAGAGACATTACCGTGAGAGATGAAATCTCTAGTGAAATCAACATTTGCTGTAACAGCGACTACTATTGTGTGACCATCTGCCACTCGTACATATTCTACGTCGAAACTGTGTACTTCTGTAAAGTTAGGACTCTTTATCATATTGTTGTGGAGCGTCTATACCTTTTAGACGTACTGTCTTTCCTACTAACTGTTCTAAAACCACGTCTGTATCGATACTACCTTCAAACTCCAAAGGGTTAGCTCCCATAATTATAGCAACACGTTTGAAACGCCATAACATATGATTGGCTAAGCTCATTTGTTTTGATGCTGCTATACGACCATTACGTGAGAACCACAATGTAACTACAGGATCACCATTTTGATCATAGAAGTTATCATAACTTGTAAATACGTACTCATCGTTATGACCAATGGTTGTTTTATTCACCACGATTAGGTCGCTTGTATTTATCGGCAGGCCACACATCATCGTGGCGCATAACTTTTAGAATATCTACGATTGGCAAATTGTCGAGTCCGTAGTACACTTCGTACGGAATCTTACGCGCATTAGCTGAGGGATTACGACGGAACTTAGTAATGGCTTTCATATCAGGTGTAAAGTTAACAACACGATGATCAGGATCATGGTTAGGCACACTAATATGACCTATCGTGTCAACTATACCGGGGTATGCTTTTTGCAGTGCAGGATTAAGATCGATAGTTAATTTACCTGCACCACTTGCAGTACCCCGTTCATCTGAATCCCATGCCATAAAGAATACGTGTATGGGTAACTGTTCCGTAAGATCACGCCATTCACGCACATAGGTGATTACCATCTGCGTGATCTTATTCCAATCACGCAACGCATTAGTACCTTCTGGGTAACCATTGATAGGACAGACATGCCATCGTGCTAACACTATGAATTCGCTCAAGTTGTCAAGAGCTATAGCCTTAAATGGCGGCATACTTTCTGGTGTACATTTCTTGCATTCGTCAAGAACACGCTGTAAATCTTGCCACTTTTCAGGGATAATATAGGGTATATGTTTGTGTTGAACAACACTTAAACCAGAACCACTTGCTACATAAAACAATGGGCCAAATTCTTCACTTTCTGCTAATGGTAAGGGAAATGTGCTCTTACCGGCCCCAGCAGGCCCGAACAATGTCCAGTTAGTACCGACTTCTTTAATATCATCCGTGTATCGGATTTGTAGTCCGCCAAAACTAGATTTGTTTTCTTGTGTTATAGCAGGACGAACCATTATATGCGTACCACCTTTTGTCGTTTCATGTAAAACATGTCGCAATCCTCGATCCACACATCACGTGTTTTTAATGGAAGTATTGGTTCTTTAACTTTTTGTTTGTAAAACTTTCGAGGTCGTTGCATGTCCATAGTTACAGTATAATCTAATATTCGCATTGGCATTCTATGAACCATGCTAAACGTTAGATGGTTATCAGGAGTATTAATAGTAGCTATCCACTCCCAATCTAACTGCTCTTCAATTAGCAAATGAATACTAGGGTTATCATGTATTAATGGACATACAACTACAACTTTGGGATCATACTTGAGTATTGGAATTGATTTCACTGCCAACCTGTTATACGATATGTCCAACTCTGTAAGCAGGTTAAGGAGCAGAATTCACCTTGTAACATATCATCCCATGCAATAGAGTCATTGGATGAATGTTTAATTATTTGTAAAAACTCTACTTCTGGAACTTCAGGATCGGCTATATCTCTTCTAGATACGGCCCATTCTTTCCCACAAAAATCGCACGTTATAACATCTAACTTTCGCTTAATTATAACATCAATTTCTTTTGTCGTTCTAGACACTATTCAGCTTCCATTTCGAACAACATAAAACCTTCACTTGGTCGAGGATGGTAGTATGTTTCACGTATATACGTAGTGTCCTCACCGCGACTCATTGCACTACAAAGTTTTTCTACGCCGCAATCAAAGCAGCCCATCCATTGACGATTAATGTAGTAAGCTTGTTCCTGTTTAGCTCGACACATATCGTTAACTTCTATAGCTAATAGAGCCTCAAACTCATCACGTTCAGCTTGTGGTCGATAGAAAATATCACGATAAAACAAATCCTCTATTGTATTCTTTTGTCCAGTACGACTGCTTTTAGTATTGGGTGGTGCAGCTCGTTTCCATAAACCATCATACAGCGTACCACCAACTTGATTCGGATAGATTTTAGAAATCATCCAATCATATGCAAGCATCTGATCATCGTGCTGTAACTTCGATACTTCTGGGCGGGCGGCGTAAGTTTTACGCTCTAGCGGGAACACCCGACCATCTTTGTTTTGTAGCAGGCTATCAAGTGTACCACGTAGTTTATGAGATTGCCATGTTACCATTGGTTGCATACAGCCATCTTGACATAGAAGTATATCATCGGGCTTCCAATTTACATCTACATCGTAATAGACATATCCGCAATTGTTGCATTCCCAGTGTTCAGTGTTGGGAATATCAACAAGCATACGCTGTTCGGTTTGTATTACATGGAAACCTGCGGGTAGTGGGGCTTTATAATAATCGCGATAATTAGTCGTCATCGCCATGCCTAATTCAATGACCTTGTAAACTTCATCTAATTCAAGGTCACTGATAGGAAATTCATGGCGCTCATAGTATAAATCGCTATACTTAATTATAGCGTTCTCGCTAAGCTTAGCGAAGCTCTCTACTGGATCAGAATCAGGGCGTTCTGTCCAGTAACTTAATGCTTCCTGAATCATACCACCAAGCAATAGAGCGGGAGCTAATGCTATAGGCTCAAGATTTTCCTGAGTATCTGATGTTAACCACCACTTACGACGGCACCGCTTGAAAGTGGCTCTTTCAACGACAGAAGCTATCATTTAGAAATTGCTTCCTTTCTTTTACTTAAACTCGCGGGCCTTTGCCAGAAATAGATGTATTCATATCCATGTGACTGTGATTGTGACCGAATTCATCCCATCTACGAATCGATTCTTGAGTACGATCTAACTCTCCAAGAGCGTAATGAATCACTATTCTTAAATCTTCGATAGATGAAGATTCCTTACACCCTTCAAATAGTAATCTTATTGTTGGAAGCTCATTAATAGGTATGTTTCTAAGTTGATCAAGTGCACTCACTGATTTAGGTTCGTGACCAGTTTGCCACCATGTATCACCATCAGGAAACGTATAACAATGTTCCTCAAGTGTCATATGATCTATGGCGTACTGAAGTTTAATTGATAAATCATGTACTTCTTCTGCGAATCTATGCGTTAGATTATTCATTTACAATCCCTTGTCTTTATTTCTGTTAGAGTTTGTGTACGATCATCTTCTGGGCCTTTTTGCGATGAAGCTATCTCACGCCTCTCTATACAATCATCTTCCACCTTAAGATAACCTAGTGAATACTGTAGTGTTAAACCCAAGAATAAAAGTAGAATTATAACAATAAACCATATATCCTTTACGGACATTTAAGTCTCTACTGTTGGAGCATATTCGTCCGCTGTCATATCGAATGTCCATGCAATTGCTTCACGAACCTTTGTTACTTCTGGTGGAACACGCAACACGTAACGACGTGGAGTAGATGAATCTTGTAAATAAAGAAATTTGTATGTTTCTGATTCGCCTTCAATGGCAGATTCCATCAAGAAGTTATCACAGTTTTTATCGAGTACAGTGGG